GTATACAAACATTATAACCCTTTTCTTTAAATTTATTTGCTAAAGTATCTTTACCACCAGCGCCAGGTGAAACTAAAATTATTTTTGGCATAGTCTATCTTTTATTCTTTTTGTAATATATCTTGTGTCTTGTGTAAAAGTATCGCTTGAAATTATCCAATCAAAATAATTTGGATCAGTTTTAAATACTTCATTTACATTTTTATCTTTATGTTTTCCAAATGTGATAAAAACTTGATTATCTTTCTTTTTAAATTTACCAGCAAAATCCAGATTATCATTATCTGAATTTATTATTTTATCAAAGTCTTCAGTGTTTGTTTCAAAATTATATTTTTCAATTTGAGAATTAAAAATATCAATTGTTGCAAGAATATCAGCTTCTGCGGTATGTGCATTTTCTAACACTTTTCCTGTATAATATCTATAAGCATCTTCTAATTTTCTAGATTCCATTTTACTAAAAATTAAAAAACCGTCAAACACTTTAGCATTTCTAATATTAAAAGGTGTTTGAGCTCTATAAAACTCTTCTACTAAAATTGGAATATCAAATCTTTTACAATTATAACCGCCAAGATCACAATCTTTAATAAAATCTACAATTTCTTGAGATTTTTCTTTAAATTCAGGTTCATCTTTTAAAGATTCTAAAGTTACTCCGTGTTTCTCAAATGCACCATCTGCAATTACAACTCCAACAGGATTAAACTTAGAGTAAAATTTTTCTTTCTTTTTTCCATCCGGAAAAATTTTAATCATACAAATTTCTATAATTCTATCTTTAGCTATATCAAGACCCGTAGTCTCAACATCAAAAAATACAATAGGTTTTTCGAATTTCATTTTTTTATTTTTATAAATTAATTATGAGGCAAGTTTACACTTAGAAAGAAAGTTTTTTAATTCAATGATAGCTTTCCAATCTGCACCTAGAACATTTTTATATTCTGATGGAGTTTTATCTTCTTCTAATGTAATAGGATATTTTTTAGAATCCCATACTCTTTCATCTACTAAAAAAGTAACTGCTGTGAGAGTATCGTTTAAATCAGGTTCTCTAAAAGTTGTATGTGGTATTTTATAACCTTTTAAGAAATTTACAATATGTTGTAAACCTCCTATTGTTTTGTCATTAGTAGTTCCACCATTAAGAATAATAAATGTTTTGTCCTTAGTAGACCACTTTTTATACTCTATTGTTTTTTGATATTTTATAGAATATTCTACTACTGCATGTCCAAATTGAATACCAGTTTGAATGGGACTCAATTGATAGTTAGTAAATCCATACATTCTGTATTCTAATTTTTCTTTTTTATGTTGCATTTTTACACCAATTTAAAATTGTTTTTCTTACTTTTTCTTCATCTTCAGATATATGATTTTTCACATATCTTTTAGCTCTCGCTAAATATTTTTTATAAGCTTCTCTTTCATATCTATGAACATTAAATTCCCTTAGCTTCTTTAAAGCATACTGCTCAGCCTCATATTCTTCTATATAAAGAGCCTTTTTACTCTTAACATGGTTTAAAACAATATGACCTATTTCATGAAAAGTTAAAGCAATATTTTCAATTGTAATCAATCTAGGAATTTTAATAATCTTAGGTGATACCCAAGATCTACCAGAAGGTCCTTTAAATCTTTTAGTTGTTATAACTATACTATGCTTTTTAACTAATCTTTTTATTTCTTTTTTGAGATAAAAAAGTTCCATTTCATATAGAAGAGTATTTTATAAATTCACGTAATGCTTCAACAACTTCTTTATCATTTTCTACTAATTTCCCTTTAACATAAATATCTCCATTTGAAGCTAACATAAGAATGGGTTCCTCGATATTTGCAACTTTAAAAGATATTTCACCATCATTTGTTGTATCTTTAGTATTCTGTTCTACACTTGTTAATTCCATATAATTTTTATATTTTTAATTGTTTTCTTTACATTGAATGATAGATCTTATTATAAATATAAGATACTATACTCTATCATCTACTATCATTAAATAACATCAAATTAAACCAAAAAAGCTACTTTTACATAGTAGCTTTTTGGTTAAATTTTAAAAAATTCTTATTTAACAGAATCTTTTACTGCAGTAGTATCTGCAGTTTTAGTTGTGTCAACCATTGTAGAATCTACAGCAGTAGAATCTTTTGATACCTGAGCATCATTTGGTGTAGTTGTACATGAATTTACTGTAATAGTAAAAAATGCAATCGCAATTAATGTTAACGTTTTTTTGATCATTGTTGTTTTTATTTATTGTTTTTGTTTGTTTCTCTTTTTAATCTTTCTTCAGCTATTCTATCATAAAAATCTCCTTCATTAGGAATTTCTACGTTATCAATTTTTAATTCATAAGGATGTAATCTACAAGATTGCTTAAAGTAATAAGACATAAAACCATCTTGATCTTCTAAAGTGTAACCATCACCATCAATCCATTCAGGATCTCCTTTATAATGAACTCTTTTTAAACTTTTAAATTGATTTAAATTTTCTCCTGCAACCCATACTCTACATCCTTTATGTCTTTCTTCCAATTGAGATTTCTTTGAAATATCTTTCCATTCAAGATATGCAATCTCTAATCTTTTTGTAAAATTAACATTTGTTTCAAAGTTTTCCATAATATTTATTTTTTAAATATAATTCTTTTAATTGTTATGGAAAACTAAATTTTATTTTTTATAAAATATTTTTAATTTGTTTTATTTTCTACCTGTGTTTAAACCTACGTCTTGATTAGTAACTCTAACTTGAAGTTCTCCAGAAAGAGTTTCATTCATAGTAGTTAATTGACCACTTAAAGTATCAATCATATCTTGCATTTGTTTAATAACTTGAGCGGATTTATCTGCAGCAACAAATGGATTAGTTTGACTTATTGGTGATTGAACTTGTACTGTTTGTACTTGTTGTGTTTGTACAAGAGGTTTAAGTTCTTCAATTGCAGCCTTTAATCCTTTAACAATTTTATCAATAGATTGATCTTTAGAAATTGCTTTAATACTAAAGAACATATCAGACATTTTTTCTAACTTTATCTTATCTAACATATTAAGTTCTTTTCTAAAGGAACCCATATTTTTAGCAATCTTTTCAAAACTATCTGCAACAGATTTCATTGGATCTGCCTGTGAAGCCATTTTTGAAATGTTATCTGCTAAGTTACTTGGGAAAGTTGAAAAGAAATATCTAGCTTTTGCCATAACTTCTTTATCTTTTTCAACTATTCTATATGCAGACATAATTGATAAAGGTAAAGTTGTTAAAATTTCAGTTATTCTTTTTTGAATGTTTGTAACGTCTTTAGTCTCTACAACAGATTTAATAAAATCTGCAATACCTGAAACAGATTCACCAATACCTTTAATAGAAGCTACTCCCTTTTCAACATTACTTTTACCAAACCACCAATCAGATTGTGCATCAGGATTAGCACCAATTTCTCCAAAAACAGATGAAAGAGATCTTATAACCATTTTCATTTTATCTGTTGCTTTAGCTAAAATAGTATCATCAAGAATTATTCTTTTTCCAGGATTTAAAGGATCTTCATAACTCATACTTGCAAAATCTTGTACAGCTTTTGCAATATTTACAAGTTCAGAACCAACTCCTTTAATCGAGTCTACTCCTTTTTCAATTAAACCTTTACTAAACCAACCAGTTTCTCCATTACTTGCACCAAGTTCAGCAAAAACATTTCCTAATGCTCCAACTACAGTTTTTATAGCTACTGTAATTTTTCCATTTGGAGATAACCATGCAAAATCTATATGTTGTTTTTTACCTTGTCCATCAATGTATTCTAAATTCGACCATGCTTGTAAACCATTTGCTATATCGCTTAAAACATCTCCAATTCCTTGCACTGCAGCTACTCCTCTTTCAACATCTGAACTACCACCTAATCCTAAAAATCCGCCAGTTGATGGATATTTTTTACCAATAAAAGCAAATGAACCAGCAACAGCACCTAATACTTGTGGTATAGTTTGAGTTGTAAGAGTTTTTATATCAAGTTTTAAATTGGAAAATGCTCTTAATCCCATTGCAATTGTAATTAAAGAAGTTCCTGCAAAAAGTAAAGCTGGAACTGAAGCATACATTAAAGCAATAGAAACTGGATTGATTGTGAAACTATCAATAATAGAATTCATCATCACTTCAAAATTTGTCAATTTTCCACCAAATAAGCTTCTTTGTCCGCTATCTGCAAATAAATCTTTACCTGCTCTATATGCCTTTGACATAACATAAATACCTGCTGATAAACTTAGAAGAGCAGCTCCAGCAACAATCATTGCGGCTCCACCTAAAAGAACTAAAGGACTAACTAAACCAACAGCAGCAAAAGCTCCACCAAGAATAACAATACTTTCAAACACTGTTTTTATTTCTTGTTCCTTTAATCCTGATACAACTTTTTTGTATAAAAATAAACCACCAGCTAAAACAATTAAAGATATACCAGCGATTGCTAATCCTATAGCACCTGGAATAATTGCTTCAGATGCTAATCCAACAAGAGCAAAAGCTGAACCTAAAATAACAATACTACCAAAAATATTTTCTATTTCTTCTTCTTTTAAATCACCAATAGCTTTTTTGTAAACATAAATACCACCAGCTAAAGCAATTAAAGATATACCAGCAATTGCTAATCCTATAGCACCTTCAATAATAGCTGTTGCAAATTTACCTACAAGGCCAAATGCTAAACCAGTTATTGCTATAGAAGCTCCAATTTTTAAAATTGTTGGTAAATCAGGCACAACAAGAGACATAAGAGCTAAACCAGCTGATAATGCAATCATTGATATTCCTACAAGTGCCATAGCCCATGCACCTCTTTTAATTTCAGGTGCAGCTTTTCCAATAAAATAATATGTGACTGCTAAAGACCCAAGAACTAAAAGACCATAAAGTACTACTTGGGGTGGGATTAATGAAAGTGTTAACATAAAAAGTCCTAATCCTCCAGTTAAATAAAGAAGAGATTTTCCTATACTTGCAACAGCTTCTCCACCGGCTTTAATGTTCTTTTCATGCATTCCAATTTTTTCATAAACATAACCTAATGTAGCTAATGTTAAAACTATTAAAGGAATTGCAAAAGCACCAATAACAAATACAGGTATAGATAATGCCATGTATTTTGCTAAATTAAAAATAGATTTACCGGTAATTGCCATGGCTTCTATACCATCCTTTACCTTTTTAGTATCTACACTTTCTAATTTAGTAAATAAATCACCAATAAATGTTACAAAGGAATCTTTAGCTCTTTTAGGAACTATTGAAAATGTAAGTAATCCCATAGAAAGAGATCCTACACCAACACCTAATTTTCCTAAAATAGAAGCATCAGCAGAACTCGTTCTACCTGCTTTATTTGATGTAAGTAAAGATAATTTTTCATCTATACCTCTTAAAGAAAGAACCATTTGAGATTGGTTCTTTTCTATAGAATTATAAAGTTTTTGTTGTGTAACAACAATTTTCGTACTAATATCAAATGCTATATCTTCAATAGCTTTACTAGTTTCTCTAGGAAAAGATTCAATCTTTTCCAAAGCACCTAATAAAGCACCATTTACTCCACCTTTATCTGCCATTAGACAAAAACATTTATTTTATTTATCTCATCGAAGGCATCTTGAAATTAGTCAAATTACTCATCGAAGGTATTTTCATATTAGGATTTATTGAACTTTTATATTTGTTCATCATCGATGAAGGATCACCCATTTTATTTTCGTATTCTTTGTTTACAGTACCTTCTTTTTCGTTCTTTTCTTTTAAATAATCATTAAGATCATTTACAAGCATTTCATATTCCCAAAATGGCATACTGTTCATTTCTGATGGTTGAATATGTAAAATTTCTAAGAGAGGTATTCTAAGCTTAGAGAAGTTCTGAATCGATATCTGAAATAACGAAAAGAGATTTGATGCCTCCGGGAAATGATATAGGCACAGCGACCTCAGCACTGCAATTTGTACATTGTTGTATCATATCTTTTTGCACTCCAACTTTCATTTTTTCAGCAAGTCTTAAAACTGTAGAAAATTTAATAGCAGACCATCCTGCAAATTCAACATTCTTACTAAAAATTACTTGATCAGTTAAATCTCTCCAATCTTGATTGATATAAGAAAAAATTTGCATATAAGATTTATCCCATTTTTCTCTTTTAGCTTCTTTTTCTCTTGAATATTCTATAATAGCTTTCATAACACCTATTTTAGGTGGAGCCATTTTAAATGTACCGGATTTTGTTTTGATATTAAAACATCTTTCTTCTTCAGAATAATATTTTTCAAGAGTAAGATCCTGAGAATAAAATCTTAAATTTTGTGTTCTTAATTCAAATTTATTTTCATGTTGGCATGTTTTACAAACATGATTTAAAATCATTTTATTTTCTCCATTAATAAAAGTTAATTCTTTTATTGAAAGAATAATAAAAATTCTATCTTCTTCTAAAATATCTTTATAAGATAATCTACGATTACCACATTCAATTTTACAACACATAAGAAGAATATTATTTAATTTTTCATCTAAATCTGCGGGTACTGATTCATCTAATGTTGAAAATTCTTTAATTTCATCAACTTCTGCTGCTCTAAAAAAAATTTTAGTTCCCATTGGATAAAATCTACCTTTAGACGGTAAATTTTCTAAAATCATTTCTGTGTAACCAAATTTACTTTTTAACTTCTGAAGTTCTACATCATCAGAATGTGGTTTAATAACTGAACCTAAATCACCTTTTTCGTGATTTCTAATTATTTCTTCTGCTGCTGTGTTTAAATCTTTATTTTCCATTTATTTATGTGTTTTACTATCTTTAAATTCTTGTACTACTTTTTTTGCTTCGTCTTTAGCGAAGCCTTTTTGTTCTGGTGCAATGTTTTCTATAATGTCTTTTAAAATTAATTCTCTAACATACGCTGAAACAGTAACGGCACGAGTTTGCTCAATTACTGCTTTACGATTTATTATGGTATACAAGCTATTCAAATCAGAATTTGAAATAAGAACTTGTATTTTTTCGACTAAATTATCTCTCATGAAATAGATTATTATATTATGATAATATAGTTTATATATTCATTTGATATGAAAACAAAATAAAAAAGCTCCAAATAAATTTGGAGCTTTTTGTATTTTAAAAGATCAATTTGTACCTCTTTCTTTTAAAGATTATGAATTTTCTTCATTCCAGAAATCTGATCTTAGTACCATTGTTAATTCAGCTGGTTCAGGTGTAGTATAATCTAACGTGTCCATTGCTTGTGGTTGTTGAATTGGAAACACATGTTTGAAAGTTAACTTTCTAAATATTTTTCCGGGTCTATTATGTTGTACAATAATAAGAGTACCAACATAATCTTTCTTTAAACCGTATTCGCCGGTAAGAGGATTGTAAGTTAATGCATACCAATCTCTCATTTGTTTATAGATATAGTTTTCATTTGCATCATTTAAATTTAATGTGAATACGAATGTTAAATCTACAAATGTTTGTGATGGCATACCAGCATAACTTCTATCAGCTTGTTTGAATTTTTGAGTTACTGCGTCTACTGATGGATTAATGTTTTGTAAACCTTGAATAGATTTAACATGTTCCAAAATTAAACCAGCATCTGGATTCAAAGGTGTCAATATTGTAGCTTCAAATAAGTTAACCTGAACTGGTTCGTACATATTTAAAGATGCTTTAGCTTGTGAATAATGTGATAAAGGCATATTTTAGTTTTTTATTTTCTTTTTAATTTTCTTTACTTCTTATAAAAATTGTCCTGTTGCAATTTGACCAGTTTTAAGAATTGTTGTTCTATGAACTAAAATTTCAAGAGCTCTAGCAACTTCAATATAAGAATCAAGAATACCAATTTTCTTATCAATTACTTCTGATGTGTTATTTGATTCATCCATGATATTTTTATATGCATAAATACCTCCATCAGATTGAACTCTTGATAAGAAATTATCAGCAAGAGTTTTTATTTCAAGTCTTACTTGTGGAGTATTTATCTCAAACAAATAATTTTTAAGAATTGCTGCTATTCCGTCTTGAATATAGATTAATACCTCTCTTGCATTAATACTTGACAATGCAGATTGAACATTTTGTTGAGCTGTTTTATTACCAAAGATAACAATACCAGTACCAGATTGTGTAATAATTGGATTAATACCAAATGGTTCTAAATAATCTCTATCATCTTTTGTAAAATTAAATTCTACTCCAGCAACTCCTGTTCCACCAACTACTCCTCTTCTTGTTCCAGCAACAACTGACCAAGGTAATGCAGAAGTATATTTATCAATAAAGTTATTTGATACATAAGCTGCAGGTGGTACTAAAATATTCTTTCCTAAATCTCTTACAATTAAGTTAGGACCAAAGAAAGCTCCGTAATTAGAACCTTGTACTATTCCTGGTAAACTAAATATTACTGTAGGATTTTTACTTAAATCTCCACCTTCAGAAATCATTTTAGATGATATTGCACCTTGTAAATCTACGAAAGAAGGATCTGTTGAATTTGTAAAATCTTTAATAGATGGTGCATTTAAGATAGCAAAAGCATTTTGTCTTGATTTTGCTAAAATAGTTAACATAGATTTTGAATTAGCTTCAATACCTAAACCAAATGTATCGATAATGTATCTGTATGTAATAGTTTCTTTGTCAATTAAAGCTTCAAATAATTTTGTACCATTTAAAGTATCACCAAGAATACTATTTTGTTTAGATTGTGTTCCATCAGGTAAATGATATGCTGTATGTCTAAATCCTTTTAAGTTAATAATATTGTAATAATCAACCCATTCAGAAATTGCAGTATATACTTCTACTGTATCAACTGAACCTACTTCTCTGATTAAAACTTTACCTAAACAAGTTACAGTTAATGTAGAACCGTTTTTAACAATTCTAGTAATTCTTGACATTCTAGATGGACCAGTTGAACTTCCAACATCTGTTACAATAAATTTACCAACACCTAATTGAGTTTCATAGTCTGAACTAATTAAAACTTCATTTGGTTGACTTCCAATTGATATAACTGGAATTGTATTGTTCATTGCACCTTTAAGAGTTTGTACTATTAAAGTTTCATTTGCACCTAAAGTATCTGTTGAATCAAAGAAATTTGTTAAAGCAAAAGAACTTTCTGCACTTGATAAATCAGCGTCTTGATAACCTTTAACAGTTGCTGTTGGCATATAATATGTAGAACCATTTACAATAGTTTCTTCAATTATTGTTCCACTTAAATCAAAAGCTACTTTTTGATATGAATTAACTAAATTGATATCTAAATAATCAATTTCAGCGTCTGCAATTAAACCAGAACCTGTATCTCTAACAGCTTTATCTCCATCAGTAATAACTCCATCAACAACATCAGAATAAATTGAACTAGTTGGACCACCTACAATTTTAACACCTACAGAATCTTCAAATATAAAATCTAAATCTACTGCATTTATGTATTTAATTGTAGCTCCAGTATCACCTTGATTACTTGTTGTTAAAATCGAAGTGAAATCTGCAACTGTAAGACCAGAAATTTCAATATATGCTGCTCCAGAAGTTACTGTTTTATTTATAACTGCACCAAATCCACCTCCTGGTAATTGTACGTAAGAACCTACAATTCTAGTTGGTGATATTGTATTTGCTTTAAATGCTGTAGATGATATTGCAGTATATAATGCTGTTCCAGAATTTGCTGTTAATCTTAAAATTGTTCCTGTAACATCTTCAAAAAGAACATCTTCAACAGCAACACTTGTTAAAGGTGATGCGTGTTTAGCATAAGTAAGATCTGTTTTAATTGTTTCTTTATAAGATAAGAAATCAATTGTTCTTGGTTGTTCATATTCTAAATTATGACCAATTAAATCAAGACCACCATCTACTCCACTTAATAATTCTCCTGAGTCAAAAATTTCTTTATTAACTGAACAGAAAAGACCAGTTTTTGGTGTATCTGAATTTATAATATCTTGTATGAAAAGATTTCTACCTTGTAAATCGATAAAATCTGGAATTAAAATTCCAGTATAAAAACCTACTGTATTAACTTGACTTAATCCAGAAAATTCATCTACAGAAGAATCAGTTACATCAGTAATAGATTTCTTTCTTTTTAATCCTTTAGATTTATCAAAATATTTTGCAAAAAGAGGATCTGAAATAAATCTTTCATAAGGAGTTGCATCAGTTAAAGAAGGACCAAAATCACCTTCAAATACCATTACATCAACCATAAAATCTGAAATATAATCATCAGGATGTAAAAATTCTGGTACTTGAGAAACACCATACCATTCTTTTGCTGTTACATTGAATCCAGTTGTATTTTGTGAATCTGCTTTTCTAACAACAACAGATAAATATCTTTGACCTAAATTAACAAGGTTGAAAATTTTATTTGTTGTATCTGGTTTATTTGAGATATTGTTTAAAAAACTTTTATCTTCTGGAAACCAGAATTTAGCTTTATTATAAAAACCAGAAAATTTAGCTGTATCTTTTGCTATATTAGATTGAGTTGCACTTGTTGAAAAAATGCTGTATTCAACTTCATCAACAACACCTAAATCTGGATCATTGTTTAATCTTAATAAATTAAGAGCTAAAATAGGACCTCTTTCCAATGCAGCTAAACAGCTTCTATGAAAATAAGAACTTTTTCTTTCCATTTTTCTATCAATGTCTCCATAAATGTCTTTGAAAAAACCAGAATCTGGAACAAATACAGGTGTATTGAAGGGTCCATCTTTCGAGAAACCTACAACTAATCTTAATTGTTCTGCTGGTATATTTACAGTTTGACTTTTATCAAACTCTAATCTTTCAACTCCACTTGAACGAAATTGTGCAATACGAGGATCTAATGCCATTTTTTACTATTTCTTTTTTTCTTGTAAAAATAACTCAACTAATACATAGTAGAATCATTATTGAATTATATATTTAGTTTCAATTATTATTTGTTTTATTATTTCAATAGATCATATATATCGTATGCTAATGCTCCATCACTTTTATCAGTATTTTTATCAAGAGCTAAATCAATCTGTTGTTGTATTTTCTCATCAATAGAATCATAAGCTTCTTCAACAAAATCTGAATAGTCTATAGTTGTGAAAAATTCACTAGCATTAATAGAAGTCATTATCATATCATCATTACCTCTTTGTCCTGAATAACTTCCAGATGTATTTTTTCCAAAAACCATAGATTCTGCAATAGTACGTTTTTCTTGAATAATAATTTTATTTAGTTTTATCAATTTTTTAAAATTTTGACATATTACAGTTTTATTATCCTTTTTTAATTTAAGACCAAATTTTGAAACTGTTGCATCGTTTCTATGTTTAAATTTAACAATCATTTCTTCGTCAAATTCATTATTTTTAGGAAATACTGTTTGTAATTGTTTTAAAAGTTCTGAACCAAATGTATTCCATTCTATTATCATTTTCACATTTTCTGGTTCAAACATTTCAAACATAATCGTATATAAAATTTTTGCAAAATCTTCTATAGAATGTTCGTTACTTCTAAATGCAGCTATTTGTCTTAATCTAAAAAAATCTAAAAATGCACCAGGATTTTTTATTAATTTAAAATGCGCAATTTGCATTGGTTCAATTCTAAAAATATTTATAACAGAAGCATCACCACCGTTACCTTCGGCAATATCAACAGAAAAGCACCAATAGTTTTTGCTATTTTTTAAATCATCTACTCTATATTGTGGATGCCATAACAATTGTGAATAATCTATTTCTAAATCATCTAATTCATCAAATTCATTATGTACAAATTTTAATTCATTAATTTTTAATTTTCTAATATCAGCTGGACCTAAAAGTAAATTACTACTTGCTATGAATTGATTACCATATTGTCTATTAAAAGCCTCTTCTGAACCAAGATTTCTAATCTCGTTAATCATCCACTTTTCGTCACGACCTGGAACTTGCCACCAATCTATTCTAAATGCTCGATATTCATTCATACCATTTTCAGCAGCAGAATAAATTTCATGAAATTTATTGAATCCAAATGGAGTTGAGGTTATTATAACCTTTGATACCTTTGATGATGAGATTGTAGGATAAACGTTTTCATAAAAAGAATCAATAAAAGTTGGTGCAATATGGGCAAACTCATCCATAAAAAGAAGATGTATTGTAAAACCAATAGCTGCCTTTTTTGTAGTCGATTGACCTATGATTCTACAACCATTATCAAATTTTAAATTGAATACGTCGTTCTTAATAGTACCAGGTTTCATAAAGAACGGTAAATTATCAAGAATAGTTTTCGCTTTATCTATAATTTCTCTTGTTGTAGCACCTTTATTAGAAAGAATAAGAGTATTTCTATCGTAATTAAATAACGTATACCATGCAATATAAATAGATGATGTAATAGTTTTACCAGATTGTCTTGCAGCTAAAACTACAATATTTTTTGCATCACTTACAAAATTGCTATTATTTTTTGTTGTTCTATTATTAGGATTGTCTTTACCAAGATCAACATTCGGATTTTGAAAAACAGCTAACATTTGTTTTTGATAATCACGCAATTTAATCGTACGTAATCCTTCATCTGTCATTACTGTACAATAATTATCTGCGAAATAATTTATGTCTCTAGTACATTTTTTTATTTCATTAAGTTCGTGTTCAGTATATTCGAATACAATGTTACCTCTTCTAAGACCAGGATTTCCTTCATAAAATGGAGTTCTTTGGATTTTTGCGCCAGAATCCATTGCTTCCATTAATTGTTCTACCTTTTTAGATGACCAAACTATTCTGAGGTCTTCGGCATTTTCTTCGTCTGTTGGTAAAAAGGGATTTCTTTCTTCCATTAAAGGGTAATTATTTTAATCAAGATTTTCATCTATTTCATTATCTATATCTAAATCATCAGGAGAATTATATTCATCTATATCTGGATTAGAATATGTCATTTCTTCATTAGAAATTTCTTTATCATTTTTCTTTTCAATTTCTGAAGGTAATGGAATTTTAACTGCCTTTTCAGCTTCAAATGAAATATTTTCTATAGGTTCATTTTTATTACTTTCCTGTAAATTTTTCATTAAATCTCTAGTGCCTCTAACGGATAAACCTTGTTGAGTTTTAGTAGCAGTATTTTCAGTGGGTCTTTTTTGTGAAAATTCAGGTTTAAAAACATCAACATCTCTAGATAATTTTTTAATAGTTTCTTCTGATGCAATAAGTTGAAGAGTTTGTGCTTTGACTATATCTAGAATATTTTTTTGTAAATTAGAAAGAACTTCAAACATTCTAGGATGCATTTCTCCATCATCAATTCTTTCCAACATTTTAGTCATTGCCATCTCAGATGTTTCTAAAACATTCATTAATTTAGAAAGAGTCCATTTTTCAATTTCAATTCTAGATTGAACATACTCATCTTCTTCAATAATTTCTTGAGAAAGATAAAAACGTAACATTTTATCAAGAACCTTTTTAGCTTTATCAGCAGTATCATTCCTAACTTTAGTATAATCAGTTTTTACTTTTTCAGGTAAAACTTTTTGTACTTCGGAATCAGGACTAGATAAATCTTCTTTTGTGTCTAAATTTAATAAATCATCTAACGATTTTCGAGTTTCGTCTCTTTCTTTTTTAGAAAGTTTGTTATTTTCCATGAGGTTAAAGGTTAAAAATCCTTATAAAGTATATATTTCAAAACCATTAAACATAAAAAATCCTACTAAAATTAATTAGTAGGATTTAAATATTTTATTTTTATTTTCTTCTTAAAAACATATGAAGTATTTCGTCATTAGTAAGATAGTGAATAGATTTACCATTAAAATATTTCATTATTAAATCTAATTTGCCTTTAACTAATTTATTTTTAACA